ATGGAAGAAACGATCAGGCTCACCGGCGTGGACATAGGCTATCGCGACCGGCGGGAGACGAAGACGGTGGCTCGCGGGCTGTCGGCTGTGTTGCAAAGCGGCGAAATGACGTGCCTCTTGGGGGCCAACGGGGTGGGCAAATCCACGCTGTTGCGCACCCTCTCTGCCTTTCAGCCCCCCCTTGCCGGTGAGGTGGCACTGTTTGGAAAGTCACTCGCGCGTTATAGTCAAAAGGAGTTGGCCAAGACTATCGGGGTGGTGCTCACCGTCAAACCCGATGTGCAAAACATGACTGCGCACGAACTCGTGGGCATCGGCCGTTCGCCCTACACGGGTTTCTGGGGCACCCTCTCGCCCGCCGATGAGGCCGTCGTGGCCGACGCTTTGGCAATGGTGGGCATCAGCCGGTTGGGCGAAAGGACGATTCACACCCTCTCCGACGGCGAGCGACAAAAGGTGATGATAGCCAAGGCGTTGGCCCAGCAGACCCCTGTCATCTTTTTGGACGAGCCCACGGCCTTTCTCGACTTCCCGAGCAAGGTGGAGATGATGCAGCTGTTGCGCCGTTTGGCCCACGAGATGGACAAGACGGTGTTTCTCTCCACCCACGATTTGGAGCTGGCCCTGCAGCTCGCCGACCGCCTCTGGCTCATGGAACCCGACAACCGTTTGAGCATCGGCACTCCCGCTGAACTGGCTGCCGCAGGAGCCTTGAGCCGCTACGTGGAGCGCAAGGGCATCGTGCTTGACAGAGCCTCGCTCACCATCCATGTCGGGAGGCGCGAGTCTGAGGGCTCCTCTGTGGTGTAAAACTATTTGTTCGTTTTCGGCCTCTCTGTTTGCGATATTTGTGCCGAACGCCCCATTCGTTGCAAATACGCGAGTTTTGGCGATACTTTTAAAATGCTGAAAATCAGTCGTTTGAATTTTCTTGACGCGTGACGGAGGCCGGAAATGGCCCTGAAAGGGCCCAAACGGGCTTGCAAAAGGGGCACCGTTGCACGGCAGTTGAGCCCCTTTGAGCTTTCAACTGTGGCTCTTTTGCAAATTCGAAGAGCCCGAATGAGAATGTCAGTGGACTTTCCGGGTGATTTAAAACCGGTTTTCCGTTCTGATTGGAGAATTTTGGTGGAGGTGTTTTTGTTGATATTCTTCGTTGTTACAAAAGTATCTTTAAGCTATAAATGCAAAGAGGATGTGTCGTGAAACACATCCTCTTTATTGATGGTCGGGATGAGGCGAATTGCACTTTCAGGTAAAGAAAGTGTAATTCACTGATAATCAATAGGGCATTTCTGTTAAAATACATCTTTTTCGCCGAGTTTGCACCGACTGTCCAATATTTATAATCTTTTGTGTATCAAAGTTTTGAGTGATTCCTGCAAACTTACATTATATCAATTTGACCGACAAATCACCCTCCTTTGTAACTTGGGTATAGCCGGACTATCCGGCCACGGCCACTTTTTTGCCAGTGTCCGGTAAATCCTTGAGCAGCCTTTCCGTTAGCCTGTCTATAGTGTCCTGTTGCTTCTCAATCGTCTTCTGCTGAGCTTCTATCATGGCATATAGTTTCTTTTTGTCCACATCATCCCGTGCAGCCTCCTCTCCCATGACAAGCCAATTAGCATCAACCCAAGCGAAGTTTTCTATGATTTTCACGAGACTCTCATAGTTTGGAGAATTTCTCCCTGATATGATGTTGTTTGCCGTTGTCCAAGGTATTCCGAGCTTCTTGGCGAACGTACTTACGCTATGTCCCTCTTTCTCAATGATTTGAGAAATTCTATCGGTTATCGTTTCTTTTTCTTTCATTACTATGATTTAAATTAACGGTAAAACAAAAAGGAAAAATAATCACCCAAATATTTTGTTATGTCAAACAAATATTGCATCTTTGCATTGTGATAATATTTTTTCAGTACGAAAATAATAATAATATTTGAAATAACATCGAAAACAACTTAAAATTATGGCAATGGATTTTGTTAGTTATGTAAATTCGCTCCCCAATCAGCGTCAGGAAATGACGGAGCAACTTCAGAAGCTGTGTCGAGTTTCGGGCATCACAATCTATCGTTGGCTGAGAGGGGATACCCGACCGGATGCTCTGAAGAGAAAGGTTATCGCAGAGTACCTCCACATGAGCGAGGACGAACTATGGCCGGAAGTGATGCAATCAAAAGATGTATGAGGAGTGTGGAAACTGCCAGTTTCACCGAAACTGTATCAACGGATTATATTGCATGAAGTTGAAAGAGTATGTGCAATACTGTCAGGGTAAAAAATGTAAAAACAAAACAGAAAACCAATGAAAGTTAGAGATTTTGAAAGAGCGATAGATGCACTTAGTGCAGACATCACCATTGACGAGATGAAGCTGAGACATTCCGATGTCAGGCAGGTCAATGCCCACACGGACAATCAGCTGATTGTATGGGACGAATACGGGCGGGCATTCTCCGCAGGAAAAGAAAGCGGGCATGAAATGCTCCTTGCCGCCGTGGAGGACGGAAACATCGTTGGAATGTCCGGCATGCCTGTGGAAAGAGATAAAAGTTTTGACCTTAAATTTGAATGACTATGGCCAGCATCAGAAAGGTAAGAAAAGCCTTTAAGCGCAAGAACGGTATCAAGAAGTTTAGTGTCCGGTTCAAATTCAAAAACGGAGTAACACGCTTCACACCAACGATGAGGAAAGTTCTCAGACGGAATGTAACAGAATTACTCAGAACTAATTTTGCAGCGTGGAATGTTCATTGACATGGATAGTTGGGGAAAATTTTCCATCAACGATTTAAGCGAAAAGGATCTAAGACTACTCTACGAAGCCTTGAAGGTATATGCCCAGCACAATCTCGGTCGCATCCACCCGGAAGATAATGTAAGGATATTCGTTTTTGACAATGAGTTTAACGGTATAATGCGACATGAGTAACAATGGCAACAAAAGATGGACCGCCGAGGATGCAGAATATGTCAGGCAGCATCTTGGCAAGGTCTCGCTTGAGGATATGGCTGCACATTTGGAGCGTAGCTCGATGTCCGTCAGGCTCTACATACTGCGGAACAGACTGACGGTCGGTCGCACGGTGAAGCGTAACCTGCTGCTTGCAATGCTCAAGATAAAATTCAGACATCCCGAGGATTTCTGTCCGACACGAGCTTTTTATAAAGAAACGGGCATCGGACAGCGTCGGTACTGGGATCTGTACTTCGGCAGGAAGGCAATCACCGGCAAGGAGTATGCTGCCGTGGCAGAATACCTTGGAATAACGATACATGAGGCGTTCGAATCACGCCAATTGGAACTATTTGAGGAAGATGAGAAATAATATGATTGACAAATTATTCATAGAAAAAGTTAAGTCGGCTCTGAACATCGTAAATGTGGTGGAGTCCTTTACGCATCTGCACAAGGCGGGTGTGAACTATAAGGGAGTCTGTCCGTTCCATGACGACCACACCCCCTCGATGGTGGTAAGCCCGTCAAGGCAGACCTACCACTGCTTCGTCTGCGGAGCGAGTGGAGATGTCATCTCGTTCATCCAGCACCACCTGAACATGACCTTCGTGGAAGCCCTGCGATGGTGCGCCACACAGGCAGGTCTTGAATTCCCTACCAAGGAAATGACGCCGGAGGAGGAAGCACGGTACAAACAGAAAGAGGCACGACTCATAGCTATCGATGCTGCAGCCAAGTTCTTTCAGAAGAACCTGCCACAGGCTGAGTCTTTCCTTGTCTCCCGAGGATATACCTTAACTGATAAGGCTCTCGCAGACTTCGGCGTAGGCTATGCCCCTGTGGGGAACTTGGCTATGAACGAACTCACCAAGGCAGGCTATTCATTACAACGACTCCAAGAGGTAGATGTCGTTGGCAGCAATGAGGGACGGACTTATGACAGGTTCCGAGACAGACTGATGTTTCCATTTTATGACATACAGGGACACATTATCGGTTTTTCCGGGCGCATCATCACCCCGAGAGAGGGCGTCGGCAAGTATGTGAACACAGGTGAGACCCCGCTGTTCACCAAGGGCAAGCACATTTTCGGACTCTACCAGGCACGGAAGGCTATCGGCAAGCAGGGATTTGCCTATCTGGTGGAGGGGCAGTTTGATGTGATGTCGCTGTACAAGATGGGGGTGGAAAATGTCATCGGTGGCAGTGGAACGGCATTCACGGATGACCAGGTAAAGCTGCTGCTGCGCTTCACGGACTATGTAGTCATGGTATATGATGCAGATGCTGCCGGTGTTAAGGCCTCACTGAAAAACTGCGAGCTGCTGTTGAAAGCCGGGGCAAAGGTAAAGTGCATCCGCCTGCCGAAAGGAACCGACCCCGACGAATTTGCAAAAGCCAATGGCAGCCGGACACAGGACAAACTGAAGGAGCTGACAGAAACTTTCCCAAAAGCGCTGAAAAGAATGTTGATTCCGCATGGCTGTAAAGACGAGACCACCATCAGCGACGGTCTGAACACCATCTGTTCGCTCGTTGCATGCGTAGGCGATGCCGGTCTCCGACTGGAGTATGTCAAGTCGGTAGCTGCTGATTTCAAGAGCAAAATAGGAATCGTCGATGGCAAGGTGCGCAGCTTCCGTTTGAAAATACAGGAAGCCCTGCCGAAAACAAAGATACAGGCCGGGCTATTCGGTGTCGATGCGCTGAAAGAAAATATAGAGAGTGACCGCCCGGGCATACTGACCTCCGTCATGCAGGATTTCCTCGATGGATACGGTGAGGAGCCTATCGTGTATATAGCAGGTCGCCCGTCAAGCAACGACATCCAGGAACTGCGCAGGGTCTATTGTTATTTTGTGTCTTCCGAGACTGGCTGTGCCATCAACAACGATGGTGAGGAAAACGACTATCTGCACACATTGGCGGAGATGTTCCGTTCGGGCATCAACATACAGATGACCTACAACGACTCCACAGGCTCTTTCGTGGATTATTACATCGGTCTGCACGGCAGATTCTTGGAGAACTATTCGGGCGACCGTGTTCCTCTCATCTCAAGATGTATTGAACTGACCTCTTACGCAGAGGATACCGTCGTAACGGTCAACCGTAACCATTACTGCTCAGTATTGAAACTGACCAAGGGACAGTTCGATGAGATCCGCAAGCCGTTCGTGCAGAAACGGAAGTCTGCCATGAAGGTAAGTATGCAGACCGACAATCTCGATGACGAGGATTTCGATGTAAACGAGCCGCCTGACTATGTGCAGGAGAATGAGGAGTACCACCGCATGTGGAAGGAATGTGGCTATTACCCCCGGCTCAACAAGAAGAGCGAACCAGTCTGTTATATGTTCCGCAACAAGAACGGCAACGGCATGACGCAGGTCGCCGATTTCTTCATGACGCCCCTGCTACACATCTTCTCTGATGACTTCGAACAGAACAAGCGTGTGCTGCGCATTAACCGTCGCTACTACGACACGCCCATCTACATAGAAATCCCTTCAAAGGCTCTGCTGAAGATGTCATCGATAGAAGAAGTGCTCATCAATTACGAGGCGGTGAATTTCAACGGCGAAGAATGGCAGTGGAAAGCCATCAAGACTTATATGAGCCGTCACTTTGTGATGTGTTCGGAGATTAAGACATACGGCAACCAGCAGAGTGAAGGAATGAGCCGCAAGGGCGATGAACAGTTCTTTGCGTTTGCAAACGGAATCTTCCACAGCGTGGACGGGCAATGGAGGTTTGAGCCGGTTAACGAACTGGGTGTTGTTACACACAATAAGAACAACTACTATCTGCCTGCCTTTTCGACAATTTACGCCGGCAGCGGCAAGCAATCCGACAAATACGAACTCATCAGTCAGCTCGTCTACAAGGAGGTTCCTGCAGAGAAAAGGGTAACCTTCGAAAAATGGGCCGGGCTGATGGATCGGGTCTATAAAATCAACGACAACGGCAAGTGGGCAATCATATTCGCCATCATGTGCGCCTTCCGAAGCAATATCCACTGCATCGACAGATTGTTCACGGCTCCGTTCTTTATGGGTCCCATGTCCTCGGGTAAGACGCAGATTGCGATTTCAATCCGCTCCCTATTCATCTCCCCCAATATTCCTATCTTCAACCTTAACACCGGCACCGATGCTGCCATGGCCACCATCATGGGCATGTTCAAGGATGTGCCTGTTGTACTCGACGAATACAACAACAAGGACATCAGCGACAATAAGTTTCAGGCTTTGAAGGGCATCGTTTACGACGGCGACGGCAAGCAAAAACGAAAGGGTACATCAGGACGGGAAATTGAAAACGACAAGGTGTTCGCTCCGGTCATCATCTGTGGACAGGAGACGCCCCAGCGAGATGACAATGCTTTGATGAGCCGTGTGATCGTTTGCGAGGTACCAAAGCCCCGGAATCGCACACAAGAAGAAGTCCGGATTTTTGAGGAACTAAAGACCATAGAAGACCCTAACAAGATAGGTCTGTCAAATGTACTCTTGCAGATATTGGAACTTCGCCCCATGTTCATGGATCATTTCCGACAACTCAAGCAGGAGGCATACAGCGAACTCAAGCAGGATGTCATCAACTCCGGCGAAATGGACCGCCTGATGAAGACCGCCTCTCTTTTCCTTGGTACGGTGAAACTGATAGAGCGATATTCCAATCTGCGCCTCCCTTTCACATACGACGAGTTCTTCAAGATTGCCCGGGAAAAGATAAGATTCCAGCTCTCACTTATTCGCAGCACTGATAAACTGGCCATGTTCTTCACGGCTGTCAACAACATGATTGACACCAAGCAGGTCATCGAAGGCCGTGAGTTCCTTATCGAGCAGCCCAAAAAGGTTACAGGTAAGGATTCCCGAGGCGACTCGCACACCTTTACTTTTGAGCCAGGTACGAATGTCATGTTCCTGCGCATGAGTGCCGTATTCAGCATTTTCGACCGCAGTGGCTACAACAGCGAGGGCAGCACGCTCTCGACCTTGGAGCAGAATCTGCGAAGCCACCCATCCTATATCGGAACCGTACCTTCCCGTCGCTTCACGTGGGAGGAGACCATCGAGGTTCCGAGAAACGACGACCAGGAGACAATGGTCAAGATCCGCAAGCCGAGGAGTACATCAACCAGCGCAATCATCATCGACTACGATAAGTTCAAGGAATTGTACAATATTGACTTCCGTAGAACATATATCGAGGAGCCGGCACCTGCGGAAGAACCAGAGACACCACCAGTAACTGCCAGCATGACCATAAGCCAAGACCTCCCATTTGCTCCTATGGAGGATAGTGATGAACCATTTTAATTAAGGAATTATGGATTTAAGAAAATATAGAATTTGCAAAGCTGCACCTTCCGAATGTAGTAGCCCATGTGATTTATGCGAGTTAGTCGATTGCATTGGTATTGACGAGTGTGAAGAATATTATGGATCCCGCACATATTTCAAATTAGGGACACCAATACTTGACGCTTGTTGCGGAGGTAAAATGTTCTATTTTGACAAAAACGACGAACGTGTGTTATTCCAAGATATACGGAATTTCCAGACAACACTGTGCGACGGGAGAGACTTTGAAGTAAAGCCCGATATCCAAGCGGATTTCACAAATATGCCCTATCCAGACGAAAGTTTCACTATGGTAGTATTCGACCCACCTCATTTACTTCGTAATATTGGCAATTCTAAGTTTGCAGACATATATGGTAGTCTTAACCCAAAAGCATCCCCCACCGGCTATCAGCAAATCAAATACGGAGCTTTACAAAACAACAATTGGCGCGATATGCTAAGGAACGGCTTTTCAGAGTGTTTTCGTGTATTAAAGCATGGAGGCTTTCTCATATTCAAATGGAATGAAACGGATATTAAAACTTCTGAAATTTTGAGACTAACAAAAGAGAAGCCTATTTACGGGCACATTTCCGGGAAACGTTCTAATACCCATTGGATATGTTTCATGAAAGGCTGATGTAATTTCGAATATAAAATCTATGTTACCAAGAGTATATATACCCCCAATTTAACTATGTAAAGGTACTAAAAAAATCCGATATTACCAAATAAAAATCATATTATTTTGTGCCAAAAAGGCATATATTTTCCTCAAGCAGAGCCGTGCCAGTTCGGATGAATAGGTACGGCTCATTTCATTTCAAATTGGACGGAGGCAGGCGTAAAATCCCCCGTACCCCCTAAATTTTCAAGAAAGCAAGGAAAACACGACTTTTGAAAAATAATTTTCAGAAAAACACTATCCTACAATCCTACAATCCTACAAGTCGTTTTCTTTTCAAACTTGCATATATAACATAACAAACAACATATCAAATAGTTATGTTATAATAATCAATTGAATGTAGAATTATTTCTGTTTGTAGGTTTGTAGGACGATGTAGGAAATAGAATTTTTGGTGTTTTTACCCAGTTGTGAATACCAACCCTACAAAATGTACTGTTTCGTAGGTTTGTAGGATGAAATATTAGAGTGATATTATCAAATATTTGAGTGAATTATTTTTGTTAATTCATTGAAAATCACTATCTTTGTATCATTGATTTATAAATTTGTAGGAATGTAGGACGGTAGGAACAGAAAAAGACAAAAAGAACATGGAGAAAGAAAAATGGGTGAGAAAACGAGTGGTGGCCATTCGGATAGAGCCATACCTTGCAGAATATATCTCAGCAAAATACGAGGCAGATGCCGTGACCGGAGGTATTAGGATACCTTGCAGCACTGACCTGTATTTCTGCGTGTGGGAACAAATGTCCCGTCAGCGTACCAACCAGCCGGATGTTACCGATGGCAATCTCCGCATTCACCTTCCATTCCGCAAGGCTGGCACTTGCTCGCCTTGGAAGGATCCTGCCTACTACAACTACCTTTCTGCATCAGCCTCCAGGGAGATAGAGAGTCAGATTCGTCGGATGTTCAACTTCGAGCTGCATCGTGTGCTGCTGGAGAATGAGGAGTTCGGCCGAGAGCGCAGAAACCTTGATGTCATCTATGATTTTATCCGTGCCTACCAGTTGAAATCCATCTCGTCTGACGCATTGTTGAAGAACTATTACCGTTTCCGTAACCGTCTGCGGCCAAAGAAAATCCGACGATACCAGAAAACTTCATGCAATTAATATCATTTAACACAGACCGAACAGGCTTTTTCGTCATTCAAAATCATAGGCTATGATAGAGTTCTCAAATCTTATCCAAGTAACACCGATTGCCTCGGGCAATTCCAACCCAGCCAAAGTATATGAATTTGTAGCGGATTCCTTCTCCTACAATCCCCAACTCACTGACAATGATGCTGGTAACTACTGGAATTGCGATAAGACACTCGTGATAGACTTGCCCGACAATGATGTGCGCCGTTTCTTTTCTATTGAGCGCAATGCCATCGTAAAGATAAGGACCTCTGACCGACGGGACTTTCAGATAGGGACATCCGACACTCCTGCCCGGGTACAGATTTCTTCTAACTTGACATCCGCCAACCTCGTCATCAAGTGCAAAATGCTTACCGACCCGTTATTATAAGTCTTTTGCCTACACCTTATTATATAGTAAATTCGCATCAAAAATATTTTGATGAACGAATTACAGAACCTTCTTGTTTCGGGGAAGCCGTTGTTTATCACCATCGACGGCTTTCGCCAAGCCATGCTCGCTGCTTTTCCACTCAATGGCAAGACCGAAGAACGGGCCGGTGTAAAGGCGACTTTCGGCTTTACACCGGCCGAAGTGGCTGCTTATCTGAAAGACCACACTTGGTATCAGTTCGAGACACATGTTGCCCTTGAGGAACTTAAGAAGGTACTGGTGCAGGACAGTGATGCACCGGCCGTGACGCTTACCGACGAGTTCGACGATGACCAGCTCCCCGACAACTCCATTGCCTACCACCGTGTATGGGGTACGGTCACCGCTGACAGCAACTGGTACTTCTCATCTAAGCAGCTCGCAGCCGACCTTCAGGCAGCCGAAGCCAATCCGCAGATTTCCTGCCATTTTCTGCATATCAACTCCCCCGGGGGCGAGGCGTGGTATCTCGACCGTCTGAGCGAAACGCTGCGTGCTTGTCAGAAACCAATTCTCACTTTCTATGAGCAGATGTGTTGCTCGGCCGGCTATTATATCGGTTGTCATGGCAACCGTATCTATGCGCTTACCGACAACGACTATGTCGGCTGCATCGGCACAATGTGTAGTTTCTACGACTTTGAGCCTTACTTTGCAAAGCTCGGTATCAAGCGTGTAGAAGCCAAGGCCACCAATTCCGATTTGAAAAACAAGACCTTCGACGACCTGCGCCATGGCAAGGACGAGAAATTTGTACACGACATTCTCGATCCGCTCAACGCCCAGTTCCTTGCTGAGGTACGTTCCCAGCGCAGCCAACTCGCAGAGTTCCCCGATGATGCGCCCGCACTGCGTGGCGAGACCTTCTATACCCCACAGGCGGTGGAGCTCGGACTTGCCGACGGGAGCCGCACGATGCCGGAAGCCATGGCCGAAGCGCTGGCCATGGGCAGGGAGCATGCCGAGGCCCAAAAGTTGAAAAATGCCATATATACTATTGTGTAATTTTAATTTTTAGTTTTTATGAATTTCAAAGAGAAACTTACCTCCGTTCTCGAATTCCTGCACCTCAAGCAGAAGTTCGATGACAAAAGTCTTTCCAAGGAAGAGTTCAACGCTGTCGTGGCCGAATACCAGAAGAAGTATCTGGTCACGCTCAACGATGACCTCGCCGCGGAGCAGACTGCGCAGCAGACCGCACAGCAGGCTGCAGAGTTCCAGACCACGCTCAACACCATCCAGTCGGTTCTCAACGGCATAGAGACAACGGCTGCCACAGAGGGTGACGAGGGCGCACGGCAAAACCAGCCACAAAGCAATGCCACGCTCGAGGGCATTCTTGAAAGCATCAAGGGGATGCGCGCCGACTTCAAGGCAATGGCCGAGAAGCCTACACCTGATGTCCCGGCACAGACCGTCAGTGCTTCTCCGCTCAACATCAACGGATTCGGCAATACACCCGAATATTTGTTTGGTGTCGAGCATCCTTTGTTTTCCATGAAGGACCGCTGGAATCGAATTGCAGCCAATCCCCGTGCGGCAGCTGCCATGCCGGAAGTCGACGAACAGGTGGACGGCGTAGCTTTCTACAAGGCTGCCTGCGACTTTGCCAAATCGCTCAAGAACCGCTATCAGTATCTCCAGCAGAACAAGATGCTCGACGCTCCGGCACTTGCCAAAGGCACCTATGCCACCAACTACGATGGCGTGAACAATGCCGGAGTCGGCGACCAGTTCATTGTGCTGCGTCAGGACGCACTCATCGCCCGTGTGCTTCAGGTGCGCAACATGACCCAGTTCTTCCCTGTCGCTTATGGCTATCAGGATCGTGGTCTTGTCTTCAACGCATTCTTCGACGAGGTTTCACAGGCCTATCAGGCAGGGGAGGTCTTCAAGGGCGGCATGAAAATCGAAAACCACATGGGTTATGTGGACGATGCGATGATCAAGATGGAATGGGGGCCGATGAAGGAACTCGAGTGCAAGTACATCGGCTATCTCAACAAGGAGGGCTCCGACCCCATCAAGTGGACGATGATTGAATACCAGCTGCTCAACACGCTCACACAGGCTCAGGTAGAGCAAAATAAACGCCGTATGCGCGGCATTTATGTGAAGCCCGAGAAAGGTGTTGCCGGTTCTTATCTCAATGCAGGCACGGGCGTTCTCTACACGCTGTTGCGCTATGTCCATCAGTACGACATCAAGCCGCACACCGACGAGGATTACCGTTCCTACACGCAGGCCACCATGCTCGCAGCCGTGCAGGAGTTCATTGCCGACGTGCGCAGCTCCGTTACTGAGGACATGGACATCGACCAGCACTGTGTCTATCTCAACAAGAACCACCAGTCGTGGTGGATTAAGAATGTCCGCACCACATACGGTAAGGACACGGACTTCAGCGGCCCGATGGGTGCGCTCAATGTCGTTCCCGACAGCACGATCCGCATCATCTGGCTGCCTTACCTCGGCCAGCTGCCGTTCATGATGCTGCATCAGCCGGGCAACATCCAGTTCCTGGAATTCGTACCGGGCGAGATGCTCTCTATGAAGATGCAGGAGCAGATGGAACAGGTACGTGCATGGAGCACTTGGAAGGAAGGTTGCTCTGCTTCATTCACGGGTCGCCGCTTCGACACGAAGAAAGCGATGGATGACAATGCCTGGGAGTGGCAGCAGATTTTCATCAACCTCTTCGCAGGCACCATTACCGATAAGGTGGATGCTGCCAACGGCTTCTGGCAGGTTACGGGAACAACCACCACGCAGGATACCTACACCGATATTGCCAATGCCAAGGCCGGTGTGGCTTACTGCATCGAGGCTGGCGTGTCCGACCATCTGCCGAAGATTGCCAAATCGGGCAAGTTTGCGAACCTCTCTGCAGCATTCACCGCTACGGCTGTGGGCGACTACATCATGGTGATTCTCGGAGGCGATGGCAGCTTCCGTGAGTTGGAACGTTGCGTAGGTGGCAAGCGCACCATCAACAAGGAGCTTCAGCCCAACGTTCCGGGTGGCAGATAAACCAAGAGCCATTTTGTTTGTTAGACAAGTTGTATAACTGCAGGGAGCCGTTTCGGCGGCTCCCTGCAAAAACAGAATTAAAATGAAAAAGCCAAACATTCAAAAACACTGCCGTGCGTACAATCCCATGAAGGGCTTTAACTACGCCAACCGGCAGGCACGCAATATGTTCATGGTCATGTTTGCCGTATTCGGCGTAGTGCTTATGCTCGGCGCATTCTGCGACCATTCGTTTCTGCTTGCCGGTAGTTCCGGCCTGTCCCTTGCGTCAATGGCCGTACTCGGCCACATCGATGATGTGTCCGACCGTGACACCCACGGCTCCGACATTTCCTACATCGTCTATCTCGTCGCTCTCGACCAGATAGACCGCACGAAGGTGTTTCCGCAGCCAAATGCCAACCGTGAAGTGGCTCCCGTACCGTTGAAGCCGGGAGAGATACCGCACTATTTCGAGGCGCACGACATCCCGACATTCACGGGAACCACCGAGAAGGGCGACATCACCACCACGGGCGAGAACAATTTTGTGATTATCATGGGCGGTGCCCGTGTGCCGCTCTACAACTTCATAGAAGAATACAGCGGCGGCAAGTTCATCCTCTTCTTCAAGCACATCAAGAAGAAGGAGTGGTACATCCTCGGTGAGCTGGAACGTCCGATTATCCTCTCCAACACCGAGACGAAGGACGACAAGGACGGCCGTTACACCACCTTCACCTTCAAACGCTCGTCTGTCGACCTG